GCCTTTGAGGGGTCGAAGGCGGGCTACGGCGAGACGACTGTTGGTCGTATCGGCCGCAAAGGAAAAGCTGAGGCAAAGAGTCTTGTCCGCCGGGGTCAGATGACGGCGGAGATGGTGCAGGACCATATCGATGGCAAGCAAGGTGTCGGGTCTATCCCGATCGCCGCTGATAACAACTGCCGGTTTGGTGCGTTGGACATTGACGTCTACGATCTTGACCACAAGGCGCTGCAAGAAAAGATCCAGCGGCTGAAGCTGCCGCTGTTTCACTGCCGCACCAAGTCAGGCGGCGCTCACCTGTTTCTGTTTCTGCAGGACTGGCACCCGGCCTCACTTATTCGTGAGTATCTGACGGAAATGTCGATCGCACTGGGCTTCTCCGGCTGCGAGATCTTTCCCAAGCAGGACACATTGTTAGCTGAGCGTGGCGATCTCGGCAACTTTATAAACATGCCTTACTTCAACGCCGAAGAAACCACGCGTTACTGCTTCGACAAGAATGCCGAGGCGATGGAGCTTGAGGAGTTTCTCGATGCGGTGGACGCGGGCCGCGTGTCACTGATCGATCTCGATGCGCTCGACCTTGCCGGATCAAAGGAACACTTCGTCGATGGTCCGCCGTGCCTGCGCATCCTTGTTTCGACAGGCAACGTTGGCGACATGCGCAACAATACGCTGCTGCAGATGGGCGTCTACGCCAAGATGAAGTACCCCGACAACTGGGAGAAGGTGGTCGAGGACTACAACCGCAAGTTTATGCTGCCCGCTCTCGACGCCAAAGAGGTGGTCGGCATCATCAAGCAGTTGCAGAAAAAGGATTACTTCTACACCTGCAACATCGAGCCATTCTGTTCGGTCTGCGACAAGGAACTGTGCAAGACCAAGAAGTATGGCGTCGGCGGGGACAGCGAGAGCAAGGCCAACGTCGGAGGTTTGACAGTCGTGCTATCGGAGCCGCGGTTCTATTTCATGGTAGTGAACGGGAAGCGGGTGGAGTTATCCGTCGACCAGCTACACAACCAATCGTTATGGCAGAAGGCCTGTCTTGCGCAGATCAACTTCATGCCATCGACGATGAAGCAACAGGACTGGACGTCGCTGGTTAACCGCCTGTTGTCGCAGGCTACATACCAAGAGGTGGCACGAGAGCTGACGATCACAGGTCAGTTTGAGGAGTTGCTCAAGAGCTACTGCAACGGCAGCGCACAGGCGTACACACCGGCCGAGCTTGAGACGGGCAAGCCGTGGCATGACGGCGGCCGCGTCAAGTTCAAGATCGACGGACTGATCAGCTTCCTCAAGAACCGCAATCATCCGTGGTCCGAGAACCGAGCAAAGGTGGGCGAGGAAATCAAACGCATCAACGGGAGTGCTGAGTTCTATTTCCGGCAGACGTACAAGACCTCGGACGGCAGCTGGGGAAGTGTGCGTGTGTGGTCTGTCCCTGAGATCAAAGACGAGGACATCGACCTGCCTGTCAAAGAGATAGACACAGACATCCCCTTCTAGGAGAAGAGCAGTGATAGAAGGTAGTACACAAATCTTTGGACCGCCCGGTTGCGGCAAGACTGAATACCTTATGCGGCTGATTGAGCGCCGGATCGCCGGAGGCATGTCCCCGCTCGACATCTGCTTCGTTTCGTTTTCTCGCAAGTCTATCCAAGAGGCGCGAGAGCGGGCGATGACCAAGTTCAACCTTGAGTCCAAGCAGCTTGCCCGCTTCCGCACTCTGCATTCCACCGGCTTTACAGAGCTGGGCCTATCCTATGGGGACGTGCTGGGTGGCGCCGACTACCGAGAGCTGGGCCGCATGCTGGGTGAGGAGTTCAACATGAATGTTAGACCAGAGGATGGTCTAATACTGCCAACCGACCTGCGCCGCGGCAGCCGCTACATCCAGATTATCGATCGCGCGCGGTATCGAATGCTGCCGCTCGAGGAGGAGTGGAAGGATCACGACACGTGGGACTTGTCCTTGTTCAAGGCCAAGCAGATTGCCGATCAGATCTCCGAGTACAAGTCCGCCTTCAACAAGGTGGACTACGTTGACATGATTGAGCTGTACACCACGACGGTGACGCCCAATCCCATCAAGCTGCTGATCGTAGACGAGGCACAGGATCTCACACCGCTGCAGTGGATGATGGTCAAGCACATGGCCCAGTATGCCGACGAAGTTTACTTGGCTGGCGACGACGATCAGGCGATCCACCGCTGGACAGGTGTTGACGTGAAGCTCTTCATCGAGATGGCTGAGCACCGCATCATTCTCGACCAGTCCTACCGCCTGCCCAAAAAGATCTTTCAGGTTGGCGAGCACATCGTCAAAAGGATCAAGGACCGAGTGCCGAAAGCCTACCGTCCGACGGACGAGGAGGGCAAGGTTTCGTGGCACTATAGCCTCTACACGATACCGTTGGATAAAGGCTCGTGGACTATCATGGCGCGGACCAACAGCTTCGTGGCGGAGTTGGCCAAAGAGATCTACGAGATGGGGTACTACTACTCCGTCAAGGGGGATCCGCCGATTACTGTGCAGCAAGCCCGTGCGATCAAGACATGGCGTGAGCTGTGCGCCGGTGGCAAGGTTGAGCTGAGCCGGATACGTGAGCTGTATGAGGTCGTGCCAAAGCAGGGCGACCGCGCGGTTGTGAAGCGGGGATCGGGCAAGCTTCTGGATGCGGCTGATCCGATGTCGATGCTGTCGATGGACGATCTCTACAACGAGTTTGGACTGATCGACAAAGGTGACCTGCTTGGATACCACGACGCCTTCTACATCCTGAACCTTGGTGACGAGAAGCGCCTGTACCTCCAGCATATCGAGGCCTCGGGCGAAGACATCACCCAGCCGCCGCGCATCAAGCTGTCGACCTTCCACGCCATGAAGGGTGGTGAGGACGACAACTGCGCCGTATACTTGGGCAGCACCAAGGCGTGTATGGAGAGCCGCTATCCGGACGACGAGCACCGCGCATTCTATGTCGGTGTGACCCGTGCGAAGAAGGAACTCCACCTTATCGAAAGCAGCAAAAAATACAGGTACGTCATATGACACGGGACGAAATTATCGAAACCGCTAAGACGCTGATCTCCGGGCAACGGGCGATCGACTACGGGGATGCACGGGACAACTTCGACCGGATCGCCGCCGGTTGGAACATCATCATTGAGAACCTCGACGGCCCTATTACGGCCAAACACGTGGCGCTGATGATGGACTGGGTGAAGACCGCCCGGTTGCTGGAAACCATCGACCATGACGACTCGTGGATCGACAAGGTTGGATACTCTGCCTTGGGCGGCAGCTTCACAAAGGATTGAGCAGTGGCAAGAGACCGTAACGACAAGAGCACCGTCGCCTTCTTTGAACGCATGGACCTCGGGGAGAAGCTCGAGCCGGATTGGAACATCCCCTCCGGATACCCCGACCTGACACAGTACCCGCAGATTGCAATTGACCTCGAAACCCGCGACCCAAACCTGACGACGCTCGGCCCCGGCTGGGCGCGGGGGGATGGGTGCATCGTCGGCATCGCTGTCGCCGCCGGAGATCAGGCGTGGTACTTCCCGGTCCGTCACGGGAATGGACACAACCTCGATCCGAAGATGACGTTCAAGTGGCTGAAGAAACAGATGGCCACACCGCACATCGACAAGATCATGCACAACGCCACCTATGATGCGGGCTGGCTGCGGGCGGAGGGCGTCGAGGTTCAGGGTCGGATTATTGACACCATGATTGCCGCCCCGCTGATCGACGAGAACCGCTTTTCGTACAGCCTGAACAACCTCGGCCGCGACTACATCGACATGCGCAAGGACGAGAAGATGCTGCGGGCTGCAGCAAAAGACTGGGGCATCGATCCGAAGAAGGACATGTGGCAACTTCCGCCAGCCTATGTTGGCGCTTACGCTGAGCAAGATGCACTTATGACACTGAAGCTGTGGGATCGGTTGAAGACCGAGATCAGCTCACAGGACCTGACGCACATCTTCAACCTAGAGACCTCGCTCATTCCGCTGATGGTAGACATCCGGGCCCGTGGTGTGCGCGTCGATCTGGACCAAGCCGAGATTGCCCGCAGGGGTCTAAGGGCCAAGGTCCGAGATCTGAAAACCGAGATCAAACACAAGACCGGCGTGGACATCGAACCTTGGGCGTCCGCTTCTGTGCTGCAGGTCTTTGATGCGCTGAACCTCCAATACCCCAAGACCGAGGCCGGTGCGCCGTCGTTCACCAAGCAGTACCTCAACGCCCACCCGCACGAGGTGTGTCAGGCGATTGTCAGGTTGCGGGAGTTCGATAAAGCGGACAGTACGTTCATCGATTCGATCCTACGGCACGAACATAATGGTCGGATCCACACGGAATTTCACCAGCTGCGCAGCGACGATGGCGGCACAGTGACGGGCCGCTTCTCTTCATCCTCTCCCAACCTGCAACAGATCCCGGCGCGTGATCCGGATATCAAGAAGCTGATCCGTGGTCTGTTCATCCCCGAAGAGGGGCAGATGTGGGGTTCGTTTGACTACTCTTCGCAAGAGCCACGGCTTCTGGTACACTTTGCGGCTTCGATGCCTGAAAGCATGCGCAGTCCGGTGGTCGACACAATCGTCGACGAGT